TAGACCATCCCTCGGCCGCGGGCGTCGGCGCCGAGCCAAAAGACGGTGTTGTCCATTTTGGCGACGGAGTACGGCGCCGCGCAGCCAAGCTCGTTGAAGGCGCCCTGGATGCGCTGGAAGGGGAAGTCGGCGGTGCCGGCGTCGTACCAGACTTCAACGGAGTTGGTGCCGAACAGCCAGACCTCACGGTGATTGACGATCAGCGACACCAGCCCGTCAGGCGAACCCTCGGCGCTGGCGAAGTCGAGCGGGTCTACCTGCGTGCCTTCCAGCAAGCTGGTGACCCAGAACTTCTGGCTGTTAGGTTCGTTGAACGCGAAGTAGCCGTCGATGTAGCCGACCGTGACGGCGCCAGGGAAATCTGGGTCGGTGATCTGGGAGAAGGCGTTCGTCAGCACGTTGTAAACGTAGCTGGGGCCATTGGCCGCGATAAAAAGCTGCGTGCCGTTGTCGGCCATCGACACCGGCCCGACGCCGCCGACTATGCCCAACGCCGTTGCGGTCCAATCGGTTGAGATTTTGTAGAGCGTGATACCAGAAACGGCGTAGCCAGAACCAGCAAACTGCCAGAGCCCTCGAACGGGGCCAGTGCCCAAAGTGGCCAGCAGTCGCAAACCAGGGGCGCGCTGAAGAAACGCCGGCTCCTTGCCGGCTTCGGGCACAATCTCAGGATAGAGATTGACCATGCGGCTGTCGGCAGCGTTGACGCTGCGGGCCACATAAGAAGAACCCAGGATCGGCGTCTTCATGGTTTAAACACGCCTAGTAATTGCCGGCGAAGACGTTGAACCTCTGCCTAGTCCCCACAATGCTGTACGGCAGCGCCATCACGTCATCCGGGTTGTTGATCCGCTTGAGGTTGCGCTTCGACGTCATGGCGATGCGCGACACTTGGAAAGACGGTTCAACGCCGAACTCGGGAGCCATCTCGCAGGCCAGATTGTAGCGGAAGGCGCGGAGGTAACCCGGCGGAAAGGTCAGGTCGGTAGCCAGATTAGCGGGCGCCGACAAAGGCTGGACCGAGACGATGTGGAACTCCAGCACTTTCGTCGGCACCGGATAGACGTACATCTCGATGTTCGGATAGGTCATGTTAACCCACAGCACCTGGGGGTAGGTGCTGGTCACGGTTTTTACCGCAATGCCGTTGTATTGTTGCTGGTTAATCAGCTTGAGGCCGTAAGAGATGCCCGTCGCCGGGTCGCGGAAGTAGGTGCTGTCCTCAACCAGAATGGGGCGTTCGCCCACGATGTCGCCAGTCGGCCCAAAGGTGCGAAACCGCTGGCCGGGCGGCCACGTCTCGATCTGATCTTGGGTAGAGAAGACCGCCAGCCGCTCAGTGTTCCAACTGTCGATCATCTGGTTCATGGCGGCGAGCGCGTCCTGGGCCGTCTCAGCGGAAGGCGTCTCACCTTCGGCCAGCACGCCAAGGAGTCGGAGAGATCCGTTAATAAGCTCGCCTGCCGTCGCCATATCAGTCGTCCTTAACCGTGCGCGGGCGGCCTCGACGGCGCGGGGCCTCGGAGGTCATTGTATCACCATCAAGGTCGCGCGCCAGCATATTGACGGCAGGGGGCCCGTCAGAGCCCGGCGGCGCGATACGCGACCAGCCGTTCTCCTCGTCCTGCTGGGCCTCAAGGTCCATAAGGGCGACCTTAACGCCGTGCCGGGGGTGGGCAAGGTAGATGACGGGCATGTGAGCCTCAAAAGGTCGGCCCCCTGCCGAAGCAGGGGGCCGGGTACATTACGCGACGCGGTAAAGAGTCCAAGCGCCTTCGCCGGACTTGCGGGCGATGAACACCGCACCCGACGTAATCGGGACGGTCATCGTCAGCGAGCCGGTGATCGTCCAGCCCGTGCCGGCGCCGATAATCGCCGTGCCGGAGCCGGTGCCGAGGTTCACCAGACGGAAGGTGAAGGACGTCCCCACCTTCTCGGAGTTCGACAGATCGGCCTCAAGCAGCGCCACCGTCGGCAGCGTGTAGGTCTGGGACGTCGAAACCCCGTTGTTGGCGAGGATCAGACCGTTCAGAACCTGCGCTGCGGTCAGCGTGGCCGAAGCCGTGACTTCAACAGGGGCCGGGATCGCGTCAATGAGCGGCTCGTTAAGGTTGCCGTCACCGACCTGGTAACCACCACCACCGTTCGGAATAGCCATGGTCGTGTTCTCCTTCTCTCTGCCTTAGCCCCAGAGCCGCACGGCCATCGGCGGGCGGATGGTGTTGTAGCCGTACAGCACGTCGATACGGCAGGGCAGGCGGTCGTTGTTGATGTCATACTGGCGCACAACACGCAGCGAGATGCCGTTGTGAACCTGGCGGGAGGCCATATCGACGCCCTGCGGCAGCAGCAGGTCCGCGGTGGCAAAAGAGATAGCGTCCTTATGATAGATCAAGTTCTGGGCGTACTGCGTGGACGCGGCGCCGAGGAACGTGACCGCCTTGCCATTGATCGCCAGCGTGCTGACGGTCGCCAGCGCGTTGGTCGGGGAGTACAGGGCCGGGGCCACCTTCAGCGTCACGGCACCGCCGGCAGACGTCGCCAGTTCCGTCACGACGAACTGCTGGAGGGAGCCGGTGGACTCGCGGGTCTGTGGGTTCACGGAGAAGCAGTCAGCAACCGTGAAGACGTCACCCACGTTGTAAGTCGTGCCGCTGCCCGCGCTGGCCAGCACGATCTGCGCCGCACCTTCCGCCACGTTGCCATTCACCGTAGCGCCGGTGGGGGCACGCGAGCCGGTCGTGTGTTGCTTGATCGACTGGGACATATTGATCTCTTCATATCCCAGCACGCCCACGCCCATCATGCCGTTCTTGAACTGGCGGCTGATGGTGTCGGTCGGGTTGAAGAGGCCCTTCATGCCTTCGACGAGGCCAGCGTTCGCGGCCGGGTTCACGGTCGCGTAGCGCGGCGACATGACGGCAGCGGACTCGTTCAGCTTCTGCTGGCCCTGGAGCAGCACCAGCGAAGTGGACGGAACGGTGCCAGGGGTGCCGACCGACTGGAAGACCGAACGGTAGGCGTTGGCCACGTCAGCGTCGATGCTGGAGGCAAGCTGCGAAATACGCGGCTTCAGCACGCGCTCTGCGAAGTCGTCGAGCTGCATGGTCAGTTCGGCCGACGTGAAGTTCACGCCGATGTGCTTCTGGCTGGAAACCGTCAGCGTGGTGAACTGCTCGTTGTCGTCCTGGACCTGAAGCGCCGCGCCATCGGTCACCAGCGCGCGGTCCGGCAGACGGATGCGGAGGGTGGAGCCGATCTTCGCGCCCTCGACGGCGAAGCTGTCGTCGTACTGGCGGTTGACGTTGCGGGTGAGGACGAGGTTGTTCTCAAGGATCTCCAGGGCCTTCCTGGTGATCATGTCGATAGTAAGAAGCGAGTTTGCCATCTCAAAGCATCCTTAGCGGTTGCGGGTGGCTTCCCATTTCTTGATCTGGCGCAGGCGCTCGGCCTCAATCCACTCCGACGTAGACATGCTTTTGACGGACCGTGGGTCCGTCGTGTCGTAGCCAGGCGTAGACGTCGAACGAGCCGTCACCGGAGCAATGGGAGCCGGAGCGGTTGATGTTTTCCTGACCGGCGGATTAGCAGCCATCTTGGCTTCAATCCGGCCAATCTCCTTGGCCTGCAAAATCGGCGAAAGGCTTGCGATGCGCGCAGACTCCTTCGGATTGGACCCCAGGTAGTAAATGATGTCGGGGCCAACGTCCGAAGCCTGGATTGACTGGGCCATCACGTCCGTGACGGGGAGGTTCGGGTTGTACGCGACCTGCTCAAAGTCGTCGTACTTGCCGCGGGCCTCCTCTTCCTTTTCGTGGTAGGCTTCGACCAATCGGGCCTGCTGCTGGGCCGCCTCACGCTGTTGAACAAGTTGCTGCGCTCTCTGCTCGGCCAGGGCCTCTGCGTACTTAGCAGCGTTGTCAAAGTCGTCAGGCGCCGGAGGATTGGCGGGCGGCGCCCGCTTTACCTCCAGTTCGGCCAGCTTTTGGGCCTGCTCACGCTCCCACTTCCGCTGTTCGCGGGCAAGGCGCTTGCTAACAATCGCGTCCAGTTCCTCCTGCGAGAAGGTCTTGGTCGCTTCGGTAGTCTGTTCAGCCGGCGTGGAAACATCGGGCGCAGGCGCCGCCGTGGCGGCCTGTTCCGGCGCGGTCACTTCCGCTAGGACTTCAGTAGCTTCGGTAGACATTTTCGATCCTTACGATCCCTGGTGAACCGCACCAGTACGGTACGCTGACCGGCGGCTTAGTGCCGGTCAGGAACTCGGTTCCGCCGGAGCCCACGGCAGAGGAGGGCTGACAACGGGCGGATTGATCTGGGCAGCGATGTTGGCGGCTAACGCGGCCTCCATCTGGGCGACCTGTTCAGCTCCAAGCGCGGTCTGCGCCCAGCCGACAACCTGAGCCTGCGTGAGGTTTTCATACGGCGTAAAAGGCTGCGTGGCCTCATAGGTCAGCCCGACGCTGCCATAGCGAGTAGCACCATAGTCGCCATCCTGCGCGTTGAGGCGCCAGTAGACAGTAAAGACCACATCGGTGTGGCCATCGCGCTCGGGGTAGCAGTCGAGGCGTTTAATGACCCAGGTGTAGGTCGGCATAGTGAAGCTCCTGTGCCTTATGGCTTACGACTGCATGATGACCCAATTAGTGCCGTCGCTGACGAGCGTGGCCCAAGCGCCAGCGGAAGCCGGCCGGAAATCTTACGCTGCGGGCGCGGCCCACGGCAGAGGCGGTGCGACGACCGGCGGGTTGGCAATCGCCGCAAGCTGGGCGGCCACGTTGTCGGTCAGAGCCTGCACCTGCTCGGGGCCAAGGGCGGCCTTCACCCAACCAACCACTTGGTCCTGGGTCAGTTCGGCATAGGGCGTGAAAGGCTGGCCCGGTTCGTAGGTCAGCCCAACGCTGCCGTAGACGCTGGCGATGTTCACGCCGTCGCTGCCGAGCAGGCGCCAGTGCGCGGTGAACACCACGTCAGTGTGGCCGTCCTTCTCGGGGTAGCAGTCAAGCTGCTCGATCACCCAGTTAAAGCTGTCAGACATCGGACGCCCCTTGCGGCTGCGCGAGCTGGGCCTGCGCCTGCTCGCGGATCTTGGTCACAAGCTCAAACACGGAGGCGTAGGGCATCTGCCCCAGCGCCTGCATGATGACGTTGATCTCGGGAAGGGTAAGGTCGAGCTTCATGTTGCCTCTTACGGGCCGGCGTCGCGCCAAGCGCCGCCGGAGTAGAAATACAGCTTGTTGTTGGTGGTGTTGACCACGATGGGCGCCATGCCGGTGATAGCCGTAGGCGTGCCGGTGGGGACACCCGCGCAGGTGGGGACGTAGAGGAAGCCGTCGGTGGCGGTTGTGGCCAGCGCAACGGAACCACCAGCGACGACGTTGCCCGCCGAGGTAATACGCATCCGCTCGGAAATGCCTGTAACAAACGCAATAACGCCGCTAGCACCCGTTGCCTGGAGTTGGAGCGTAGCGGATGCGCCGGCTGCAGTGAGGTAATTGAAGCCATTCTTGGTGTACGCAATCTGGTCGCCGTTGGCGTTAATTTGCACGCTGCCCAGCGTTCCAGCGACCTCCAACCTTCCCGCAGGCGTTGACGTGCCAATACCAACGAAGCCAGCCTGCGTAATCCGCATCCGCTCAGTCGGCGTCGAAGCCCCGTCGGCAGTGGTGCTGAACACCAAGCGGCCCGGCATGTCGTTGGTGCCGGGGGTGCCGTCTACATCAGCGCGAATGGACGCGGCGATAATATCTGCCGTCCCGTCCGAACCAGCAAAGTTCCACGTTCCAAGAGCGTCGCCAGAAGCCACTACGGTGTAGCTACCGTTAGCTGTCCCACGGCTCTTGGCCGTAAAAAACAACGGCCCATTGGCGTCGTTTGTGTTGCGAACAACAGCCGAACGGGCAGCAGCAGCGCGCTCAAGAAGAAGTTCCGGGGCTTGCCCTGCAATTGTGCGCTGCGTCGTGGTTCCGATAAGCGCGTTGTTGCTGACAGTAACCGTGCCGGCGGCGACCGTGCGGCCTGCCGTCAGATTGGCGACAGTGACCTGTTCGGTAACGCCCCCCTGCACAATCGGCACCAGCTCCGTGCCGTCCAGAGGAGTGCTTGCCGCGGGAAGGGCAGAGATTTTGACGTCAGCCATAGTTCTGCTCCAGCAGGATTTTGTCGCCGTTTTCCGCAACGAGGTTATCGTTGCTCTCGGTGGCAAGATAGTAGTTGGTCAGGTTGGCAAGCGCCGAATTGAGCGACATCACGGCCCCAAGGCCGAGCATCAACCCATTGCGGATGGGGATGCCGAAGAAACTCATCGAATGTTGATCGGCTTGCAGTAGATCGTGCCGCCAAGGCCGACCTGCACGGCGCTTACGCGCCACACAGCGCCCGTGCCAGGCGGAACGGTGAAGGGGACCGGCGTGTTGGCCGGAAGCGGCGTGGACGCCGTGGTCGCGGTCACGCCTTCGCCTACGGCGATGTAGGCCGGCGTGGTAGACCACACGACCACACCTTGCGGACCAGCAGGCCACCCCGTCGTGCTGCCCGCGGTGCCGGTATAGCTGGCCGTCTGGGCGGGATAGACATTATCAGCGAGAGGCCGAAGCAGTTCCATAGGGCGGCGTCCTTACGCAAGGAACTTGAGCTTATACAGCGTACTCAGATACAGCGCGACAATTTCGTCAACAATGTTCTGAAGGGCCGTATCGCTCTTGTCCATGACTTTGTAGCGCATATCCTCGATATCCTTGAGGCTGTCCTCAAGAAACTCGACGATGTTGTTCGTCTTCTTGGCCGACATGAGCGAAATCGGCCCAATCAACCCGTGACGACCCTGATACGCCTCGGCCAGCGCGTCTGCGAGGTCGATAATGCCCTCGTAGAACTTCTGAAGAGCCTTGTGCTTGGCAAAGCTGCGCGTGTTCAGATGCACGGAATGGGCCGTATCACGGGCCAGAAAGAGCGTTCCGATGAAATCGGCGCAGTTGCTCATTGCATCGGCCCTCCGGGGGCCATCTCAGGGGGTAGGGCGGGCATTTCGGGCTCCATGACGGGCATCTGGCGCTCCATCGGAGTGTCTCGACCCACAATGTCGCCCGTGTCCATCGCCGCAGCAATGGTGCCCATCACGATGTCCTGGATCTGCTCCGGCGTCATGCCCGCCTGAACGGCCGAAATGCGCTTCGTTTCGGCGTCATACGCCTTGATCTGCACTTCCTGGGCCTCGATGGACTGCTCGACGCGCTGGAGCATCCCAACGACCTGGTTCAGCTCCTTCGTCAGTGCCTCGATCTGCATTTTGGCCATCTGCATCTCGGGCGACTGGTCCTCGCCTTCCATGACCTTCGGGTCGATGATCTTGGCGAAGCGCGCGGCCATTTCCTGCGCGCCCGGCCAGTCCATGTTCTTGATGAACAGATCGCCCGCGACGGTCCAAAGCTGCGGGTTGGACTGGAGCAGCATGGACATGGCGTCCAGGGCTTCCTGGCGCTTGGTCATGTAGCCAGGCCCGGTGGTCACGCAGACGTCGTAGACGCCGACCGACGGGTTGTAGATCTTGTCGATCACCAGCCCGTTCTCGTCGCGGATCTCCTTCACGGGCTCCGGCTGGGTCGGGTTGATGCGGACCATGCCGACCTCGCCGTCGAGGCCCACGATGCGGGCCACACGGGCGGTGTCGTAGATCTTCGGGATCAGATCGACGAGCTGGCGCGTGACGTAGCGGATCGCGCGGGAGAGGTTATCGACGAAGTGGTACGTCCCGGTGTCGCCCTGCTTCTCGCGCGCCAGGATGGCCCGGCCCGACCGCTCATTGCTCTGAGCGCCAAGGCTGCTGTCGTACTGGCCCGTGGTGGCCTTGATGTCGTCAGAGGCGCCCAGCTTGGCCTGGATGAGCCCGGTCTGGGCCAGCGGCGGCGGGGCGCGCTGGGGCAGCGGCAGAGGGGCGCCAGCGCCATCTGTGACGTCCGGGTTGACCTCCAGGTACGGCCAGTTGTTCGTGTTGGCCGTCTTCCACTGCATCTCGTAGCCTTCGAACTGGCCGCCATAGCCAATGAAAGGCGCCTTGGGGGCCAGGGCCAGCATCTCGGCCTCCTGGCTGACCCAGTAGTTGTACATGCGCTGGGCGTCCTTGGCGTTTCGCACAAGGCCCGAGACGTAAAGCTGGCCGTCTACTTCAAACTCGTTGCCGACGACGCGCACGACCGGGATCCACTTGCCCGCCCAATCGCGCTCCTCCAGCACTTCGAAGCCGTTGGTCTTGATCCACTTGACCTTCTTGCGGTCCACCTTGCGGGTCCGCAGCGGCTTGCCGAACATGGCCTTAAGGGCCTTGTCCTGCGGCGTGCCGGCGAAGGCCGTGATGTTGTCTGGGTAGAGATGCAGCGTCGCGTCTTCGTGTTCGTAGTAGAAGTACTCCGCGATGCGAACCATGTCCTCCGACAGCCACTGCGACAGGCTCTGGTCGCCCACGCCCTGCGTCATGAGGCTTGAGATCGGCGCGGCGTCCGGGAACATCCGCTCGTAGTCGGCCTTGCTGACGTCCTCAGTGATGAAGCACCACTCGGCGTCCGAACCGCACGGATCTTGGATCGCCGGGTCCATGTAGACTGAGAAGGCGTTGCGGATGCGGCCGATCTTCAGATCCTGGTCGAAGCTGTCCTCGCGGCAGTACTCCGTCAGAATGCGGATGTAGCCTTCGCCGTAGGTGACCTGGTTGTCGCAGGCGGTGTCGTAGGCGACGTCGGCGTCCGAGATGTACTCGATGTGCCGAACCATGCCGTCGAAGATCTCAGCCACGCGCACGTCAGCGCGGTCGTCGGCCGGGATCACCTTGCCCGTCGGGCGGTTCTGGCGCTGCTCGTTCGTCACCTGACGGACGTGCTGCGGCAGCTTGTTGATCGTCAGGCAGGGGCGGGCGTTGATCGTCTGGCCCTGCACCGAACCACGGGTTGCAAGAACGTCAGCGGGCCACTGCCACATATTGTCCGGGCTGCCCGCCATGAAGCGCAGGTCGTCCAGCTCGTCCTCACGGCTGTCCGAGTACGCCGACAGCGCCAGCGTGTAGCGCCGACGCATGATCGACAGGCGGTCATGGTCTCCGTCGGAGACGCGCCCGGCGGCCTGTACGTCGTTCGCGGCCATGCTTACTTCTTGCCCTTCTTGGCCGCTTCGCGCTTAACGGAGTACGCAATCGCGACGGATTGAGACGGCTTTTTTCCGCTAGAAATTTCAGCCTTCACGTTCTTGCGGAACGCCTCTTTGGAGGTGGACTTCACCAGAGGCATGTCACTTACCCTTCTTCGCGGGCTTGGCCGTCTTGGCCGACTCGCGGAAAGCCGCAGCGGTCGGCGCGCCCTTAGCGCCCGGCTTCCGCATCTTCTCGCCGGAGCCGGCGGCGATGCGCGCCTTCTTGGCGTGGATGTTGGCGTAAAGACCTGGCTTGGCCATCAGCACTTCCACCTTTTCATGCTCGCCTTAGCACGGTCGGCGTTTTCGGACTTTGCCACAACCCCAGCCATTCTCGCGCAAAAGGACTTCTTGCGGCCCTTGTCGGCTTCGGTCTTTGGGTTCGGAGCCGGCGGCTTAAGGTTCGAGCCCGTCTCGCGATTGTATGCTTTTCGGCCAGCTTCGGTCATTCCCGCACCTTCTTTGGTGGTGAGGTAATGTCGGCCGGCGCCTTTGGTAGTTTTTCGGATAGGGCTTGCCATTATGGCGCCTCGTACCGGTTGTGCTTGGCTATGTTTTTAGCCGCGGGGAGAACTTGCAAATTCCACGGCACATGAAGGCCAGACACAGAGCGTCCTTGCAAGGGTATAATGTGGTCAACGTGCCATTTTACGCCAGTTTCGGCGGTTTTTTTAGCGGCCAAAGCATAAACGCCCCGGATGGCTTGTAAATGGTCATTAGACAGCCACAAAGGTGTCCGCTTAAGAATTGCGGCGCGTCGTTTTGCGGTATGCGCCGCGTAAAGCGACGGATTAAGCCGTTGTCTAGCGCGAGCTTTAGCTCGATTTTCGTCAATATTTTTATGATAATACGCTGTGGCTTGCTCGCAACGAGTGTTTTTATGTTTTTGATAGTTTGCAGCGTGATCGCGGTTGCGGTCGGCGAAAACTTTTTTGTGCTCGCGGCTGCAAAACTTAGCGTCAGATCTTTTACCGGTAAGGTCCGCAGAACACAGCACGCAAAAGCGGGTTAAAGCAACGGCATTACGCGCGGCGTTAAGCCGCGCGCGGTAAGCCGCTGTGTATTCTTTGGCTTTTACCTGCCTATGCGCTGCGTCCTTAAACGGCATCAGACGCAGTGGATGATGGCAAAGTTAATGACGACGGCCTCAGACAGCGGGCTGGCGCTAATGTTCCGCACCGTGATGGTGACCGACCCGGCCGACTTGCCGGAAACCCAGCAGTTATACGCCCCGGCCGTCGCGTTTTCGGACACGCTCAAAACCACCACGTCGTTCGTGCTGATCTTGGAGTTGTTCATCGTAAACGTCACGTTGGTCGTAGCGCCCAGCGAGGCGTTGTTCATCGTGATGCGGCCCGCCGAAGTGTTCAGCGTCACGGCCGTAGACTTGCTGGTTAGCTGCGTTACCGCGCCCTGGGCAGACGGAGCATAGCCAAGCTCATCGCCAGACAGGATCTGGTCGGAACCGACAATGTTCTGGTCTTCGTAGGCGACCCCAATGGGCTTTGTGTTTGAGGACATGGCTAGGCTCCCATCCAACTCGTCTGTATGCCCCCGGCACCATAACTGCGCCGGGTTTCGCGCGCAACATATTCCCTATGGGCCACCGGAAAGGCGAAAGTGACCGCTATGGCGTCGGCCGCGTCGGGACTGGCCAGCCCGCGGGCCTTCATGTCTTTCTTGCTTTCCAAGAAGATAGTGCCTTTACTGTCCGGCTTCATCATCGGCCCGGTCAGGTCGTTCTTGAGGTAGCGGTCCTGCGGGACGGAGGCCGTCTTCAGCCACTCCCGCATCTCGCCCCACATCTCGGCGCGCTTGTTGCCCCACATCAGCGGGTTCTTCGACTTGTTGCCGAAGTTGACCCCCTTGATCTTGTACCGCTGCTCCTTGAGCCGGTCCACGATGCCGGCGCCCAGGCCGCCCTCGTCGATGACCACCAGCGCCGGCTTGTACGTCTCGATCGCCTCGATGACGTGGCCTACGACCGTCATGGTGTCGTCGCCCTTGAACCGCTTGATGGTGGTGATGTCGCGCCCCTGGCGCACGGCAATGACGGTGCTGTCGGACCCGAACCGGGCCGGGTCGACGCCGATGATGACGGGTGCCGACGGATCCTTGTGCGGTGCCCGGCGCATGGCCTCGTCCACGACGGAGGCGCCGATAAACTGATCGTCCGAAGCGTTCGGAAACTGCCCGTACACCTCGACGTGGGCCTGGGTGCTGTCGGGGCCGTACTCGTCGATGATCTGCTGGTAGACTTGCTTGTCGGTGCTCTCGACCGACCTAGCGTCTACGATCTTCGTGCTCCAGAAGTCCCGCTTGGAGTGGAAGCACTCGTAGAAGTACCCCGCGTTGCGGCGCGGGTTGCTAAACGCCAGCCAAAAGCGGTTTGGCGTGTTCTCGGTGAAGAAGCCCGCCGCCACCGACCAGATCGTGTCGTCGATACCGCTTGCCTCGTCAAAGATCAGCATCACGCCGTCAAAGTTGTGCACGCCCGCGTAGGCGTCGGGGTTTTCCGCCGACCACAGCCGGCCCTCAACGCCCCAGTACCGCGTGCCCATCTTGAGGTCGCGCTCGACCAGTTCCGTCAGCCACTTCGCCGGCATGACCCGCGTCGCGCTGACCTCGAACCAGTGGCTGTTGAGCGACATGGACAGCCACTTGGTCACCTCGGCCCAGGTGACGGAGCGAAGCTGCGCCTCGCTGTTGGCCGACACGATGGTCGTCGAGCCGATCCGGGTCGTCAGCATCCAGATCACCAGCCAACTGACCAGCGCCGACTTGCCGATACCGCGGCCCGAAGACGTCGCCATGCGGAAGGTGTCGAAGTCGATGCGGCCCTGGTTCCGCTTGATGTGATCCGCCAGGTTCTGAAGCACCTCGCGTTGCCACTTGCGCGGCCCGGCGAAGTGTTCCAGCGGCGTGCCCTTCTGCCCCCACGGGAAGGTGAACAGCACAAACTTGAGCGGGTCGTCCTTGATGGCCGGCGTCCACAGCCGGCTCATCAGCTCCATCTCGTCGTCGGGCGAGTACTTAACCGTCTGCACGGATCCGCTCCGGGTAGGGCTTGGCGTCCTCGGTCAGCGTGGGCGCGGGCTCTGCAACCCCCTCAATGACGCGGCGCTGCGCTTCCTGTAGCGCGTTCGTGATCGAGATCGTCTGGTTGACCTCGACCGTCACGGCCTGCTTTGCCACCCAGCCGTGGACGTGCTTAAGAATGTCGAGCGCCGCCTTGGCGTCGCCCTCGCGGGCGGCGGCGTGCAGCACCTCTGACATTTCCATCTCGCCGTCGGCGCGTCCCTTCTCCTCGGCCAGCGCCGCCAGCGGGTCGAACTCGCAGAGGCTGCGGTACTCTGCGGGGCGCATCCCGGCGGCCAGCGCCAGCGTGTCCCCACGCAGGCCCTTGCGCGCCGCGTTGTAGATGGCCTCCAGCCGCGCTTCCGTCGCTTGCAGCCGCCGCGGCTCATACGGGAGGGAGAAGATCGACATGCCCGCTTTGTATCATGTTGTGTGACGCGGAGGCAAACGGCACGTTGCAACAAGCTGTGTTGCAAAAAATTTTTGCGAAAAAATTTTGTTTGCAGCCCCTCCGGACCTGGACCGGGCGGCCGCCGGGCCCCCTCCCCCCGGCTGCCTGCATTATACAATCTATTACATGCCAAGCCAGGCCGATTGTATGCGATACACAATCTATTACAGACAAGCCAACGTCTGCGCATATGAACATATGAACATATGAATAGCCATTTATATGTCGCCTGGCGCGATCTGGCGCCAGTGTTCGGCAGTTTCGGCAATGCCGAAAGCAGTCGGCGCGAGGCATGAAGCGTTCGGCAGTTTCGGCGATGCCGAACGGCGTCAAGCCGGGACATTCATCCGATCGGCAGCGTTCGGCAGTCTTCGGCGGTTTCGGTCATGCCGAAAGCAGTCGGCGCGAGACATCGCAGCCGCGCGAGCGTGATGCGTCGGCGCGGGCGTGGCTGCGGAGGCAAGCAGCTTTCGGCAGTCTTCGGCGGTTTCGGTCATGCCGAAAGCCGTCATCCATCCGCTTACCCCTATACTATATATAGGTATATATACCTACTATATCCTAAGTATATAACATAAGGACTACCGAAAACGCCGAAAGCCCGCGCTATCCCATTGGAAAGGCGGCGCTTTCCGTTCGGCAATCTGGCGCCACCAATCGGCCGAATGCATGCGCCGAAACGCCCCTGCAAACCACCGAAACCCCGCTCTAGACTAGAATAAAATCCTACGCTGCCTGGCGCGCGAAAAAAATGTGCATCTGGCGTCAAAAAATGTGTTGCGTCGCCCGTGCGCCCGTGTATATGCTTCTCTTGTCGCAACCGATTGGAGCTAGCGCAAATGACCAAGCCAGAACAACACTACCTGATCGCCTACCGCATCGGTGGTGAGATCATGTGCAGGTGGCGCCGCGTTCTCGGCGCGTATACGCTCGCCGACGCGCGCGCAAAGCAAGCCGAGCTTGAGCGTATGGGCTACGCTTCCGTCATCGAACGCGAGCAATCTGCGCTGTCGCTTGGCTTGCCTGTTGGCTGGTGCGCGGCCGCCGTAGATTGGGAGCGCGACGAAATCGTTTACGGGACTAACGAGACGTCTTGGGTATCGCACAAGCTTGCTCGCGCATCCTGACGCTCGCGCCCGCGCGGTCCTACGGGACCGCGCATGGCGAGCGCCAGTAGCTCGACGACACAATGGAGAGTAGGACCATGAGGACTTGGCACGACGCGGTTAAAGCTGTCATCGCAGAACAATGCGCGGAAGCGTATCGGATGACGAACACGACGCAAAACGGCGGCCGCCGCCGCCGTCATGTTCCCTACCATGTCCCGCCATTGGCTAAGGCAATGGTGGATGCGCTTAACCGCGACGACGAACACGAAGGCAAACGACTGCTGCTGATCTATCGCACCGGCGCGCTGAGCCTGATCTGACGCTCCGGCTTCCGGGCGGACAGCCGCCCGGTTTCCCGAGCGCCAGAGGCTCGACAACACATGGGAGACTGACAGCATGGCCACGATGCCGCACAACATCGAACGTTCTTATTTCCGCAAGGGTGAGCTGATCGGCTACGGCGCCGGTCTCTGGCGCATCCGCCGCTATGGCAAGCCGGGCACCCAGACCGCGTGGCGCGCTGCGCTCACGCCCGCCGGTAACCCGGACGGCGTGGCGCGGGCTGAAGTCTACGGCGACACGCTCGCCAAGATCAGCGCGCATATCAATGCTTACGCTACCGCCAGCAAGTGAGAGGACCGCGCAGATGGACGGCTTCAACATCACATATTCAATCGTCACGCCAGAAAGCGCGGAGCATGGCGATATCGCCGAATCCGGCTTCCGCGCCGAAAATCTCACATTCCGCGAAGCCATGGACGAATTGCGCTGGTATCGCGGGGGCTATGTCGAAGCAGATTGCCTGCCTGTCCATCGCCCGCGCTGGTTCACTTTCTGCGAAGCGGATCACGATTACGCCACGGGCGCCGTGACGAGCTACAGCCTGCATATCCCGGAACACGTCACGGAAGCCTCGCGCCAGCGCATTGCGCGGCTGCTTGGCTGCTACGGCGTCAGCAACTGAGAGGAACCACCACCACCATGCAAACGCTCCGCACCATCGCCTATGCCGTCTCCTGCGGCATCATTACCGGCATCTGCGTAACCGGCTTTTGGGCTCTCCTAATCGTGACGCCATAACACCTATTGCGTCACACCATAGATAACGCTACATAGTTTCTTGCGACCACCGCACACAAGGGGACAGACCATGTACCAAGCCATTCAGACCAAGTTTCACGGCCCGACCAACACGCGGGGCGCCCGCGTCTCCGCTCGCGCCGATGCGGGCCGCGTCATCGTCTCATGGGACTATGCCCTCAACGTCACAGACAATCACAAGGCCGCAGCCGTCGCGCTGGCGCGTCGCTATGGCTGGCCCGAGGACATGGTGGGCGGCAGCCTGCCGGGCTCCGGCTTCGCCTTCGTCTGCAGCCGCTAAGGGGAGCGCCGCATCATGACCGCTATCTTGATCGACACCCGTCACATTAAAGCCGCCGCCATCCTGGCCAGCGAAGATCCGCGCAGGCCATATATCTGCGGAGTGCACATGGAGCACACGTCAGAGCACGGCACGCTGTTAGTCGCGACCGACGGCGCCGCCTTGATGGCGCTTCGCACGGCGCCGCCCCCGGCCACCGACGCGCAAGACGCGCCGCCACCTGCCCGCGTGCTCATCCCCGCGCATGTCATCAAGCAAATCAAGCCGCACAAGCGGTACACCGCGGCCGCGCTGGAACATGTTGGGGACGGCATGTGGCATCTTACGCATGGGGATCAGATCCTCACCTGGCGCGCGGATCCGACCGAATATCCCGCCTGGCGCCGCGTACTGCCAAAGCACGCAACGGCGGGGAAGCCGGCGTACTATGACCCCGCGCTTGTCGCGCGCATGGCCAAGGCGGGGGCGCTGATCGGGGACGCTTTCCCCGTCATCATCCCCCACGGGGACGACCCGGCATGGGTGGCGTACACCGCCGCTGAAGTAGAGGTGTTTGGTGTCATCATGCCACGCCGCCACCCGCCCGCGCTGGATCCGAAGATGACGCCGCCCGCATGGGCCGCCGCATGATCCTAGACCTATTCATCCGCGCCGTTGCGATCCTCGCAGCGACGCTACGCAAGAGAGGGACACCATGAGCACCACCACCCGAACCTTGGCTGACCTGCCGCCGCTGGCAAAGGGCACGCACGCGCCCGACAGGGGCCAAGCCTGCATGATGGAAGCCGCCGCGTACATCGCTGGCGAGCCGTGGTCCGATCACCCGGCTTGCGTCTGTCCCGTCATCGCCGCTTTCGCCCGAGGTCTAAACGACGCGATGCCCGACGATACGCGGGACGCATTGCTCCGTCCGTTGGTGCAACTGACTGTTGGCACGCGAGCATCCGACGCCGTTGGGCGCCGCCGGGCTTACATCGCCGTCGATTTCGCCGTCCGCCAAGCCGCACCGGCGGCGCTTCGCGCGGCGGGTCTACACGCGGAGGCGGACACGCTTGCAACTCTGCCAGCCGTAGTGAACACGAAAACTGCCCGCGCCGCCGCCGCTGCCGCCGCCGCCTACGCCGACGCCGCCGACGCCGCCGCCGCCGCTGCCTACGCCGCCGACGCCGCCGCCGCCGCCGCTGCCTACGCCGCCGACGCCGCC